GGTGATGTTTATGTTCAAGTTCCTTTTTATTACTCTTTAACAGGAGATGAAAGATTTCTTTTAGATTCATTTTCTGATGATATAGTTTCTGAAAATAGATTTGTTGAATTAAATACAGATATGATACCAAGAGGTCATTTAACTATGACCGGTTTCAATATTAAATCTGATGAATTTGCTAATCCTAATGTTTGGTTGAGAATGGTTGTTGAGAATGAAGTTGAGATTAGAAAAGTAATCGCTAAAGTTAGAGCAGTTCCTATTACAGTGAATTATGATTTAGAAATATTATTAAGTTCTGAGATAGACACATTCAAATGTTCTCAGGCTATTATGGATACTCTTTGGTTATATAAGTTTATGTACTTTGAGTATAACTTTATGAATATTGATGCTGTTATTTTAATGCCTGATTCAAATCAAATTGAAATGTCTAGAGAAAAGAATTTAACATCTGATAATAATATCAAGATGAAAGTTTCTTTTACAGTTGAAACTTACTATCCCGCATTTAGAAGTGATAGAATTAATAGTACTGGTTATCCACAATCATATGGTTCAGGTATGAGTGATTTGAATGGATTTGCTCTTAATGGTGGTGTTTCTGATTATTTTCAACAACCTGGTATGCCAGGTGGACCTGGTGGTGCCAATCAAACACCTGGTGGTCCTGGTACTCCTGGTGGATCTAGAACTGACACTAGCTCTGGTGGTGGATTAGGCGTTAGAGATGTTCCTCCTTATGGCGCAACTACTAGTTTCTATAATACACAATCATCAGCATCTTCTCCTAGTGATGGATATGGATCGTTTACTAACTCTGATTACTTGATTGTTTCTCCTAAGAGAACAAGATGGTTTAATAATATATTAAAAGCAAGAGAAAAAGCATCAGGAAATATAATAAATCCGAATGGTTCTCAAGGACCCGCAGACGCATCAAACCCTTAATAATAAATAAATTTAAAAATGGTAAAAAATGACTTTTTATCTATAATATATAGAGTATATAAAAAAAAATATTTTAAAATATGAAGAATCTTAAACTTGAGTTATTTAACTTCAAAAAGGACCTTACTCTTGACCAGGAGGAAGTTTCTGTGATAGTTGAGGGACATATGAATGCTTGTAATCAGTTATCTGAAAAGCAAATCATAGTTTCTCTTAACGATAGACTTAAACCATACACTTATGATAAGAGCGTTAAATCTCTTTTAGAGAATCTTAATGATGATATGAAAAATTATGAATTATTATATGAATTAAAAAATTTATATAATGTTCTTAACTCTAAGAATCAAGGAGAACTTTACAGACAACCTTTGAATGTTGTTCTTCAAACTATTAATTTAGAAACTGACCAAGATAGAATGTCAAAAATTCTTAATGAATTGGCTGTTTATGACTGGGTTCCAGAAGTTAAGTTATTTGTTCATAATTTAACAAAATCACCTGAAAAAAGATCAAATCTTTTAAGTGGTGGTAAAGGTGAGTCTACATTCACTATTGTTGAGCAAGTAGAAGATGGTCACGTTGCTTTAGTTAAAGATTCATGGTTCTTATTATCTGAAAATACAATTGAAAAAACATTATTAGAAAATCACGTTAAAGATGAAGAATCTTTAAAATCTTTAAGAATGTTAGAAACAGCAATGAAGTATGCTCAAGTTTCTGAAGATAGAGTTAACTTTAGAATTTCTGAATACTTAACAATTGGTTTAGCTGTTGGTAAAAAATCTGGTCTTTATATCAACGATGATGAATTAAATGAAGAAACTACATTAGAATCTTTATTCTCTTCTCCAATTATTCCAATCGTAAACAAAAATTTCTATCCTATTTTAGTTGAAGTTTCTAAAAACTTAGATAAATTTGTAGAGTTAGATGTTGTTAAAAAAGTTAACAACTTAATCAACCCTTATTTAGAATTATTTGCTTTCAATTACAAAAACAATACTTTTGTTTACAGATGTGATGAAAGATATGGTAACTCATTCTTCAAATACGAATCTGCTTTAGAATTAGTAAACGAAGTAAGAAACGAATTAAACTATGATTTAACTTATTTCTTTGAAAATAAATTAGATAAAGAATTAATCGTTAAAAGAAAACTTGAAGATAAAGAAAGAGAAATCACTTTGAAATTAGAAGATGTTAATTTCAATATCTCTAAAGTTAAAGGTTCTATCCAAATGATTGGTGAATCAGAAGTTTTAACTACAGCTCTTAAAAACTTAGAGAAAAGAAAAGACAACTTAGATACTGAATTACAAGCTACTAAAGAACTTCAATATAACGAAAGAATTAAACTTTAATATTAAATATTAATAAAAATCCTCAAAGAAATTTGAGGATTTTTTATTTTAAAATAAACTTACATGTTACATAAACGTATAACATGAAAGGTCTCTAAAGTTAGAGCCTTAAAAAATAAGTATCAATGAATGTACCTAAACAACAAAGACTTATACATTGAAGTAATAGTATCAAAAGCACAAGGCAAACTAACTAGAAACGCAGAGAAAATGTTAGAACTACTTGCCAAAAAAACAATCAAAAAAATGAGATATTGGTCTAATGATGATAAATTAGACTGTTACCAATCAGGACTATTAGATATGTTCCAAAACTGGTATAATTTTAATGAAGATAAATCTGTTAATGCCTTCGCATACTTTACAGAGGTCTTCAAAAGAGGAATTGCCAAAGGTTATAATGAACTTTACAAGAAAAAAGGCGATAACGAACACTTAATCAAATTAATTTCAATTGAAGGTTCAAACGATGGACAAGGACTCCACTCACTTTAATCTAAAAACATTTGATATAGTTATGACACCAGCATTTAGTACTAGTAGCATACCTATAACTATATTTCCTTCAAGACAGAAAAGACGAAAGGAAAAAATTCAAAACATCTTTAAAATAAAAAATCCACTCAATTGAGTGGATTTTTACTTTATAATCATTTATGTTATGCTTCTGTTGAAACCTCAAATTCAGAATAAACTGTTTGTAACATTCTAAGTGATACTTGGTAAGGATCACAGTTAGAAGCTGGTCTTCTATCTTCAAAGTAGCCTTTTCCTTCAACAATTGCTTGTGCTGGAATTCTGATAGATGTGTCTCTTGTAGAGAAGCCGTAACTGAAATCATTGATACTTGATGTTTCGTGAGCACCAGTTAATCTTTGGTCGTTATGTAATCCGTAAACCGCAATGTGTTCTCTTTGATACTTTTCTAATTTAGACATAGTTTCTTTAATGATGTCTAATCCGCCTTCTTCTCTCATTTCTTTAGTAGAGAAGTTAACATGACAACCTGTTCCGTTCCAGTCGCCTTTTAGTGGTTTAGGATGTAAAGAAACTTTAACATTATATTTTTCAGCAACTCTTTGTAACAAATAACGAGAAACCCATAATTGGTCAGAACCTTCTAAAGCAGTAACTGGTCCAATTTGATATTCCCATTGTCCTAAAAGAACTTCAGCATTAATACCGGAAATATCTAAACCAATTTCCATACACATATTCATATGTTCTTCAACAATGTCTCTACCAACTACATTATCAGATCCGATACCACAGTAGTAGTCACCTTGAGGTCTTGGTGTTGAATTTGGATCCAAAGTAAATCCTAATGGAATACCTTCACCAATGCCAAATGGAATCATTGGTTTGTGTGTAAGAGTGTATTCTTGTTCCCAGCCAAACCAAGGAAGTTCTAATTTATCACCTGAATTGATGCCCAATTCATTAACTTTTTCAGCTAATGTTCTTCTGTTGTTTGTTTCGTGTTGTGTTCCGTCTGGGTTAAGAACTTCACAGAAAACTAATTTGTTTAATCCTTTTCTAAATGGATCGTATGTTACAAATACGGGTTTTAATAAACAGTCTGTGTTTTTACCTTTACCTGATTGTGCTTGTAACGTTGAACTTCCGTCAAATGACCATATTGAATAGTCAGAAGGATTCATAGAATTAATTTCTGAGGCGATTTTAGTTTTACTTCTAAGTTGTTGAGGGTTTGAACCATCAAGCCAAATGTACTCTAGTTTGATATTACTCATAAATGATTTGTTTTTTTTTATTTTATGTTTTTTACTAAACTTTGTTTAATTAGATCACTAAAATAAATACAAAAATTTAAAAATGAATAAAGTAATATTACAACTTTGGGAAGAATCTAATACCAAAGAGGGATTTCTTAGTGATGGGTGTTCATTACATTTAAATGTTAAAGAAAGAGATATCTATGTATCTTCTATCTATGGAAGTCGAGATAATTCAATTATTCCTAATGAATATGATAGAATTGTTGGAGAATGGATAGAAGTTTTTGTAGAAGATAAAATATTTAATATGATTATTGAAGAGAAGTCTGTTAAAATTAATGAATCAGCTTTTCAAAATTTATTAAAATTTGAAGAAATAATATTTAACACCGATACTATATGATGATTACCCTATTTTACCTAATATCTATTTTATTTGCTTTTAACGAAGTTTATTATGTTTTTAATAAAACTAGATTAGATATTAGTATCAAGTCTTTAGATGTTAAGTCTTTTAGTAGATTTGATATCTTACATTATGTCTTCAGACTAATGTTTTGGATTTGGTTGATTATTGGTATTTGGTCATCTCAATCAAGTTTGTTTATATTTTTAACATTTTTACACTTACTTAGATTTCCATTCTATCATATAAGTAGAAAACTTTACATTATATGGGATAATATTTTACCAAGTATCTCTATAATATTTATTTTAATTATACTTATTTATAAAATTAAAGGTTAAATTTCTTTAGATGTTGTTCTGTTATGATAATAAATTCATAACCTTTCATATTACACCAATTAATCATAGTTTCCCATTTGTTCTTATTCTTGTAAGCCATTTTAAGGTCATACTCGAAGTTTTTTAACTTCTTCATTCCATTCTCAGGAACGACCAGGTTGCCTTCATTTAAGTCTTGAACCATCTTATACTCTTTGAATGGTTTAACCTCTACAACGACTTGTTTAAGTACTCCTTCAGAGTTTCTCATCTCATAATAGAAGTCTGGATAATAACAATGTTCTTTTACTTTAGTGTCACCATTATCAAAGTGTGTCATTTGGTATGGTACTCTCATACACTCAGCACCCCATTTAGTAATAGTTTTATTATTATCTAACCAAGTCATTATCTTCTTTTCCCAAGAACTTCTATAATATACACCACCTTGTGTATTCAATTTAATTACTTTGTCTTTATACTTTGGTATATAGTTGCCTTGATTGTAGTTAGCATTATTTGGTTTTGAATTTAACATACCTTGGATTAGTTTATTTTATATATAAAAGAAAACAGATTTCCATGGGAGAATTAGTAGATAGAATAGGATTAAGAATGTTAGTTGATGGTGATGGATTGGCTGATAACTTCAAAAACAATTCACTTTATTTTTATGAAAAATATCAAAAATCTGATAAAAGTGTAAAGTCTATTAGTGTTAGTGATATATTACCTGGTAATTTTTATCATTTTCATTATTTAGATGATTCCAATTGGATGAAGTGGTCTCCGATTTTTGTTACTAACTATAAAAAGATAAGCAATCAAATAATTATATTTGGTGTGAATTTTAACTTTATACCATTAGAAGTCAGAGCTTTTTTATTTGATAATTTTATGAAGGAAGAAGATTTTGAAAAAGATCAGCCATTAGCGGTTAGTTATGAGGGTATGTATGCTGAGTTAATTAAATATGGATTTGAATATGCTTTAGTCGAATATAATGCTTTACAAATTAAAATGGTACATAGAATAGAAATGAATTCTGTTCCAAGATTTTTAATTGCTGGTCATCCTAAAAATAAATACGATCCAGGTAAATTATTTAGTATATGGCAAGCTAAGTTAAAGGATAAAGATAAAAGAAATCAAGAGATTATGAATTCAACAATAGATGACTTCTATGACACTAGAGGTGAGATTAATGAAAAGTATGTTTTGTTAAAAGACCATATTAAAAGAATTCAGACCAATTTGCGAAAATATGGTAATAGATAATAATATATACTCTATAAAAATTACAATTTTAAATGAGACATTTAAGAAAATTTGAAGAACTTGATTATTCTACATATATGAGTGCTGCTGATAAAATGGCTGGATATGGTCAAGTTAAGAAAGCAGAAGAAGTTAAATCACATGCTAAAAGCATGGCTATGATGCTTATCAAAAATATGGAGTTTGATATTTTAGTTGGTAATGTTAAAGAATTTCCAATGGCAAAATTTCATAGTGCTAGAATATTTAAATCAGGAACAGCTTGGACTCTTCAAGTTATGTTCGAATCTAATGGTGGTTATACACATAGTGTGATGTCCAAGGCTACACCTGAAGGTGAAATTAGTTGGCAAGAAGGTAATAAATTTATGAATAGAAAATCTACAATTAAGTTTAATCAACTTATTGAACAACTTTGTCTTTTTCAACCAGATTTTGTTGGATACTTAAAAGAGTATAGCTTAAATTCTGGTGATCTTAAATTAATACAAAGAACTTATTATTTATAATCTATAAAAAACCTACTGACACCAGTGGGTTTTACTCTTTTTGGAGGGACTTTGGATTTTTAATATATAAACGAAATACTTATTAATAAATGGCATCATATAATCAATTTAACGCAGGTTCAGGTCAAACAAATTTCGCCTACACCAACAGTGCTGTTGAGAATAAAGGACTTTTTAATAGAATTTTAAGAGGTTTATCATCTTATGGTATGAACTATGATGATATGATTGTTAGAAACCAAGTTGGTATTGGTATTAACGAAGATCCATATGCGGCTAGAGGTAACTCAATGTATGACTTCTTCTCTCAAAGAGCCGTAGCTTCTGTCTTAAATAGAAAATCAATTCCTTACTTAGATAAAGCTTATGGTGATAAAAGAAGAATTTTAAGAGAATATTCAATTAAAGATGAAATTAGAGACTTTATTAGTTCATTAGCTGATGAAAGTATTGTTTATAATGATGAAAGAGATTTCTGTTCTCCTAAGCCTTTATCAAATGATTATTCACAAGAGATTAAAGATAAGTATCAAGAATATTTTGAAAAGATTTATAATAAGTTTGGATTCTCTGATAGTATTACTGCCTGGAATATGATGAAAGACTTTTTAATTGATGGTTATTTAGCATTAGAAATTATCTATGATGATAAGAAAAAGAATATTATTGGTTTTAACAGATTAAGACCAGATACTTTAGTTCCAGCATTTGAGCCATCTATTGGTCACTTATGGATTCAGTTTCCTGAAGATCCTCAATTGAGAAGAATCTTCTTAGATTCTCAGTTAGTTTATATTTCTTATTCATCTCAAAATGATTATTCAGAAACATCTTATGTAGAAGGTTTAATTAAACCATATAACCAATTAAAGATTCTTGAGCAAACAAGAGTAATGTTTAACATTATTAATGCTACAGTTTATCAAAAGTTTACTATTCCTATTAAAGGTTTATCAAGACAAAGAGCTGAAGAACAAATTGGTCAATTAATCAATGATTATTCAGAAGAAGTTGAATGGGATGATTCATTAGGTACATTAACTATCAATGGGGCTAAACACTTACCTTATAATAAACAAATTTGGTTCCCTGAAGGAGATGCTGGTACACCAGCTATGGAATTAGTTTCACCTGAAGGACATAACTTAAATGAGTCGGATATGTTGACTTGGTTCTACAATGCCCTAAAAAGAGCTTCTAAGATTCCTTTCCAACGTTTTGATAAAGAAAATGGTGGTGGTAACTTAATCAATGACTCGGCTGATATGACGAGAGATGAGATTAAATTTTACAACTTTATTAATAGATTAAGAGCTAACTTCAAAGAACTTATTGTTAAGCCTTTGAAACTACAAATGTTAATTGAGTTTCCTGAGTTGAAAGAAGATGAGATTCTTATGAATCAAATTGATATTAACTTTAACTCAAATCAAGTATTTGAAGAATGGAAGAAATTAAATAACTTGGCTAAGAAAGCAGAAATATTTGGTACTTTAGTTGGAATTATGAATGGTGAAAAACCTTACTTCCACGTTGAGTATTTAATTGATAATGTATTTAAATTGACACCAGAAGAAAAAGCTGAAAATCAAAAATACTGGGCTAAAGATGCTCTCGGTGTTGCTGGTGGTGGTGCGGCCGCTGGTGCTGAAGGTGGTGCTCCTGCTGAAGGTGCTCCTGCTGAAGGTGGTGAGGCTCCAGCTGAGGGTGGTGAAGCCGCTCCTGAGGCACAAGCCGCTCCTGAGGCACAAGCCGCTCCTGAAACTCCTCCTGCTGAAGGTGGTGGTGAATTTGAATTCTAAAACTTATATAAAAAAAGAAAACCTCTCAAATTTGAGAGGTTTTTTTATGCTGTCATTTTCGGATAAATAAAGTAGAAGGATTTAACTTGATTATCTACTATGTTTTGTTTGAGTTCTAGTTCAACTTCTGATTCAATTAAGTCTCTAATAATTTTTCCCCATTCAGTGGTCATTGTTTTAATTGTTACTTCTAATTCTAAAACATTGTTACCTTTAAGTATGAATTTCATAAACTTTATTGCTGATGATGCTTTTTTAAGAACATCGTAGTCATAAGCATCATCAACTATAACATTTACATACATAACACCGTGAGCGTGACCAGATATATCTAAAGTAAACTCAATTTTTTTATCTTCTAAAACAGAGTTTAATTTAATCTCTCTTTTATATTCAGACCAATTATTAAAATTAGATAATAATTTCTCGTATTGTTCCAAGGTATTATTATCTAATTCAATATTAAAAGACTTTGTTACACTCCACCCTTCCATTTACAATATTGTAAAATCTATCTGTTTTCTTTCTAAGTCTACTGATTTAACTACAACTTTAAGAGAATCTCCTAATCTGATTTTTTCACCATTTTCGCTTGTTATTGTATAGTTAGCTGTATCAGCTGACCATTTTCCTTCAAGTGATTGGTATCTAACCATTCCTTCACATTTACTTTCAATCAATTCAACATACATGCCCCAATCAGTTACACCTGAAACGATACCATCAAATACTTTACCAATCTTATCTAAGAGATATTCAGCTTGTTTGTATTTAATTGAATCTCTTTGAGCTTTAGCAGCTACTAATTCTCTAGCAGAACACCATTTAGCTTGTTCTTCAATCTTACCAGGATTACCTTGAGTTTTCTTATCTAAGAAATCAAGTAATATTCTGTGTGTGATTAAATCTGGATATCTACGAATCGGTGAAGTAAAGTGAGAGTAGTGAGTAAATCCTAAACCATAGTGACCAATGTTCTTAATTGTGTAAGTTGCTTTAGACATACATCTAGTTACTAAAGTTTCAATCATATTTTCTTCAGGAGTATCTTTAATTTCTTTTAATAAAGAATTAAGTGATTTTTTAATTTCAGTTGAATCATCATATATCTCTATATCATATCCAAAAGTTTTACAAACACCAACTAAAGCATTCAACTTCTCCATATTTGGAGTATCGTGAACTCTATAAACGTTTGCCCAACTAGCTTCTGATAAAGTTTTAGCAACTGACTTGTTAGCCAATAACATAAATTCTTCAATTAACTTGTTAGATTCTTTTTGTTCTTTGAAATAAACACCAATTGGTTTCTTATTATCTTCGGCTAATTTGAATTTAACTTCAATGCCTCCCATTTCAATAGAACCTTCTTTGATTCTTTTCTTTCTAATCTTTCTAGCTAAAGTATCAAGTAATCTAATTTCGGTTGAATAATCACCTTCACTACCTTCAATTATTTCTTGGGCATCTTCATAAGCAAATCTTCTATCAGAGTGAATAACGGTTTTACCTTGCCAAGTATTTAAGATGTTACCATCACCATCTAAAGTAAAGATAACAGAAAAAGCTAATCTATCTTCATGTGGTTTAAGTGAACATATACCATTACTTAAACGTTCTGGTAGCATTGGAACACATCTATCAACTAAATATACTGATGTGGCTCTTTTGAAAGCCTCATCGTCTAATTTAGTTCCTGGTTTAACATAGTGACCTACGTCAGCAATGTGAACTCCTATTTCAATTTTATTATCATTAATTATATTAACTGATAAAGCATCATCAAAATCTTTAGCATCAACTGGGTCAATAGTTAAAGTAGTAACACCTCTCATATCTTTACGAGAAGAAATTTCCTTTTCAGTAATAACTTCAGGTACTAACATTGATTCGTTAATAACTTCTTGAGGAAATTCAACAGGTAGTCCATATTCGAACATAATTGAATTCATCTCAGCATTGTTATCACCGGAATCTCCTAAAACTTTAATTATTTTTCCTTGTGGTGATTTTGTATCTTCCCACTTTATTAACTCGATTACAACTTTTTGGTCGTGTTCGGCTTTTAATCCACCTTTAATATAAAAGTCTACTGGAATTTTATTACTATCAGGAACTACGAATATAGTTTTCTTCCCAATTTGTACTTTTCCAACAAACTCTGTTTTAAATCTTGAAATAACTTCAATAACTTTTCCTTCTAACTTTTTTTCAGCTTTGAATATCTGAACTTTTACTTTATCTAAATGTAA